TTTCTTGTTCTCTTTTTATATTTCCTTTTTTTTAAAGTTTGTTTAATCCGTTTTTGTATGTCACTACGTTTTTGTATGTCACTACGTTTTTGTATGTCACTACGTTTTTGTATGTCACTACGTTTTCCTCCTTTTTTACATCCCGTCTCTGAATTGGATATCATAAAATGTAAATATATGGACAACTCCGATTCTATTTCTGGAAATATGTATGTTAACATGTATTGAATTTTTTCGGAATGGTCCGTTTTCTTGCATTCACAATAATACAATAAAATTGCAATAAAAATGTCTTTTTTTTCAATGAAAGAAATGTGTTGTTTTGTTAGTTTATGTTTATCTTCAGATATTCGTTTTTCTTCATAAGTCGTAAATTTTGTATGGTTTGGGTTACATTGAGTTTTTAATAAATGTGATTGAATATGGTGTGCATCTTCCTCACAAAATAAATTAAATGAACTTTTAACCAATTTACACAATTCATAAAATAAAATGACTTTTGTTTCAGATGATAATTGATTCATACATTCTCGGTCATAAACATCTTTTACCCTTATGACAAGACCAGTATACAAATCGGTGTATTCTTTAAGCACATCATTTGATATATTTTGTTTAATAGAATTTAAATAACTAGCTTTGTGATTTGCAATATAAATGCTAGATATTTCTTTCATTTTATCATCTATTTTTTTTATCATCATAGGGATTCGATTATTCAAATGAATTTGAGGTTTGAACAACATATATATTACGTGACATAAATCTATTTCCGAACCAATGTTGTCTTTTTAATGTAAACGCCGTCATTTGATTTAAAGTAAGGGCTCAATTCGAAATCTCCTATAGTATGTTTAAAGAATCCCAATGTATTGAATGCCACACAAGATGGGGTAAAGTAGGCTCTTTCAAAATATTCATCTAATGTTTTATATCCCGCATGAAATAAATCATGTCCTATTATATCTTTTCCACTAACAAATTCCCAATCGTCTTTCGATTTTTTTATCGCATCAAAATCAAATGTTGAACAATCTAATTGAATATTGCTGTCTTGATTTATACTATTTGCATAAACCACTTCGGAGAAGACTATGTTAGGTTGTGCAACAATGCAATTTAAGGTTGGTATAATTTTGGGCAAATAATCAATCCCATGCCGAATTCCATTCTTGGAAATGTAGTCTAACAAAGTGGCAGCCCCCTTGCGAGTAATAATGTATCCAAAAAAACCGCCAATATAAGATGCCCTATTAAGGGGACTAGAAAGGGCGTTTGCAATGGTGGCTCGTTTTATTGGGTCGCTTTGGTCATAGGTAGAAAATCCTAAATATAAAATATCCGTTTTATCCGTTATTTCATTTTGAACCTTTTTCAATCGGTCTGCAAATTCGGGTTCAATTTGAATATCGTCTTCGAATATAATGTATTTTGAATCATTGGATTGAACTAATTGTAACCACAAGGCATAATGCGACATGGCACATCCAATGAATCCTTTTCGATTACCAAAATCGTTTCCTTTAAATAACATGTATACGTCATATGTTAGTTGTAATGAAGGGCCATTTATTGCTTCTACAAATTCATAATTGGTAATTCTATGTTTTTGAAAAAGTTTATCCATTTTCTCTTTTCTATCTGTGCGATGCGGCAAATTAATTATTTTGATGGGAGTTGTTGCTGTTGTTGTAGGATTAAACTGACTTGCATTATTAAGTGTATATGCATTGGTACCCGTTTTATCACTTGTTAGTTTCCCAATATGTATACACGAGACTGCATTGAAAAACGCACTTTGAAATCCATGTTCAACATATTTATTGGCATAATCTCTTTCAAAGAAATTGTTAGGACTATCAAAATTACCAAGACTTAATATTGTATCTACAGTAACAATCGATGGGCGAAAACTGTAATGAGGCCAGTAACCGCAATTAGGACCCGCTATATTGTTAGATTGAATGTGTTTCAAAACACCCGGAGCAATCAATTGTCCACCTCGGATGTCCCAACCATCTCCATTATCATATGTTTCTGCATAATTGCGATTGAATAGGATTTGTCGAACACCCGTCGATTCATATTGTTCTAACAAAAATATACCTTTACTAACATAATTATCTCTTTTAAAAAAGAGCCAGTCATCTTCCAAATGAATCCAGTATTTGGGTTTTAGTTTTTTTATTGTTTTCCAAATAATATTCATGCTAGAACGATGCCCTTTTTCAGCCTCTTCTTTCATATAAAATTTTATGAAAGGATAGGTATTCTGCATGTATTCTCTATCTGATTTGTTAGATAAATCATCGACACAAAAGAAATAATTCACTTTATTCAAATCCGTCCATGTATTTAGAATCGAATTCATGGTTTGTTTAAATAAATCCAACCGTTTGCACGTAGTAATAGACAAGAAGACTTGAATGTCCTTTCTAGATGATTTTATGTCCGCGGAAATAGACATTGGCATCTTTGTTATAATTGGTTTCATTTCTTTAATTAAACCATTAATCACCTCCATATACTCGGGTTTAATGGCAATATTCTTTTCTTTGGCGCATTCAATAAACTCTAACAATTCTTTCAAGAACCCAATCTTGTCTATTTGGCTTGACGACATCAGTGTGGGAATATATAAATTAAAATTATGCAACAAATTATTGACAACCCATTCACCACATTCTACATTCTTTTTATTGAAAACAATACGGAAATGAATAAGTCCTTCTGTAAATAAATTTAATTGAGCATACACGATAATCATATGATAAGGTAAATAAAAATTGTAAATAGTCGGCACAATAAAAAGAAAGTTGGAGAAATCAATGGTCGAGAGAAATTTGGTCTCATACCACGTTTTTACCATAGAATAATACATCTTGGCTATTTCTGGCATTTTTTCCGAACAATAATGTTTCACCAAATGGTATATACATTCTACGCGTGTATTATCGTATTTAAATGATTCCACCAAATAATACAATCCTTCTTCCATTTTATTCAGTTTCACACTGTTTTCAAAAATGCGTAAACACGCAATGTATTTTTCTTGAGTCCAATTGGTCTGCGACAAAGTTATTTTATACCATTTAATTGCCTCTTCATGTCGGTCACAATCTTTGTAACTATTCGCACAATAAAAGGCATACCGAATGTATAGGTCGTCTTTTTCCGCCAATGCCTTGGCATGAGCCTTTTCTAACACTAACGCATCTTTATAATATTTTTGTGGGTCCAAACTGCGTGAACCTTTTTTGCCAGATACAATGTAGTAAACCCCATCTAGATTTTCATATTTACACACGGGGTCCAAACATTCAATGTATTCATGTAACACTCCCTTGTAGCACCATTTTTTGCGATTATTTACAATTTGCACACGCGAATAGCTGATACCATGTTCATCTCCAAAATTGAGTTTGTAACCATCGGCTGCCAAAAAAGGCATCGTAAAAGGGCCACACAATTCGTCGTCCGCATCAAAGACTAACAAATAGTCCGTCTTGTCATATGCAGATTCGAGTGCTTTGGAACGGTTATATCCGAAATCTTGCCATCCATGTTCTACCAATTCGCCGGGAATTCCTAATTGTTGAAAGAAAGTTCGAATCAATTCTTGCGTTCCATCAGTTGAACCCGTATCTGAAATAACCCAATAATCAAAAGATACTTTTTTTGTTAGTTTAGTTAATGAATCCACAATCAAATGAGCTTCATTCTTTACAATCATGTTCAAACATATTGTTTGTTTTCCACCTAACATAATGGTTAATAGATACTTTCTTTTAACTATTATTTTTTATTATTTGTTTGTAAGGGACTCTTAAAATAAGTAATTGTAAGAGTAATATACAAAAAAACATGTAAGTGAAGTTATTGAATCCATTAACCCTTGAACAGCGTAAATAAACATCCTTGTGAAACAATTCCCTTGATATCTGTGATGAACATTTTTGGATTTTGGTGCGATGGCGAAGATATCCATATTTTGATAATACAAAAATCTTTTTTGGGTGAAATCGAAATTCCCGATACGTGTTTAAAATTAGAATGTTCCGTGCATACAGTTTCACCTACAATAGCATATGTTAGTTTTTTCCAAACTTCACACACTATTTTATTTGAAATTTTATAAGAAAAGTATCCTCCATTCTGGTTTTGCGGGTCCTCCCACATCGGCAAAATATTTCTTTTCATGATAAATAACATACAATTCTTTACCAGTGTCTCGGGCAGTGTCTCTGTGATTGCAACAGTATCTTCAACAGTTGAAAATGTTGCAACATTAATATAACTTTGAATACTCCAGTCAGTATTATGTGGCATATGTGCCCATAAACACCAACTGGTATTTAGCTGGTGAACATCTGTGAAAGATTCATCATTCGATTGAACGGGTTCTTTTGACAGAGAATTCATTATACTCATTATGTATTGATTTATTTAAATATTTTTTTATTATTTATCAACATCTAATATGTTTAAAACAAATTAAACCAGCCTTGTGCCTTTTCTTGTTCTTGGTCTAACAAATTGTTAGATGCGTCAACTAATGCCACATTGTCTTGCGAAAAAATAAGCATGTTTGACATGTCATAATCTGCAATGATTTTATCAATCATGTTATCCATATTTAAATCATATTCTAAGGGTGGTTGTTGTTGCTGTTGTTGTTGTTCTTGTTTAATTTCCTCTTCGAGCTCAATCATTCTGTCTACACTTAATTCAGTAGAATCTTCTGGCTCTTGGTCTTCATTGTCTACCTCTTGGTCTTCATTGTCTACCTCTTGGTCTTCATTGTCTACCTCTTGGTCTTCATTGTCTACCTCTTGGTCTTCATTGTCTACCTCTTGGTCTTCATTGTCTACCTCTTGGTCCTCATTGTCTACCTCTTGGTCCTCTTCTTCTCCTAACAATTCCTCATCTACATAATCAAACACATCATACGAATTCTTATTTATAACCAGACTCTGATTTTCATTGATTACTACAAACTGAACATCGTCATCAATAATGGTCATTTCATACTGAACATCACTTGATAATCCAATATCCAAATATTTGATAAAATAATACCGAACCCAATCTGCATTCAATTCATTCCCCACAATATAGAAAGTATACTCTGGTGTTTTAAGACGAATATTGTGTTCAATTGAATCAATAACCACTTTGACTGAAATAAACTGAATGTCCGACAATTCATACTCGGGTATATACTTTTCAATGGGTGGATAAAAACACACCATATTTGAACCATTTGAAACCAATACCGCAAAATCTGCCTTATTGATTCCATCCAATGCATTGTAAGTATCATTCTCTGCAATCAAATAATCACCAACCAAATAATCAATTGTATCCGCATTATCACCAATCTTCTTTTTACTTGCTGTTAGTTTCATCTGCAAATAACTATACCAATTTATAGCACTATATACAATAAATCCCATATTCACAAACATAAGTTGTGCAATGACAACGGTTGTAATAATATACATAAACATATTATTACAATATTGTGTGAATATTTAAATCATTTTGTTAGAGTGTTTAGGATTCAAACATTGTAAAAATTATCTCTATCCATTATAAATGAGCTCAAAAGATGGATACGCAGATAACACGAGCACATATGCGATGAGTCGACTCATGTATTCAAATAAAACATATGAACCAGTTCCCAAGAAAAGAATGGGTGCTTCCGATTCATCTCAAGCCACGGAAAGAAATCGCATGAGAGCTGTAGGCAAAACATCAAATTCTGTTGGATTCACCTCTTTGTCTCATACAAACGGGGAACTTGCCAAGAATGCTTTGCAAAGAGCTAGGTCTAGCGGTTCTACTGTTCCCAAAAAAGTAACAAATCAAAATTTACGAAAACCAGACCCACCTAAATTTCTTAATGCCACTCCAGGGAATCAAAGTATCCTTATTACCTACACGCAAGGAAACGTTAATGGTAGTCCATTATTAAGTTATTTATATTCCTTTGATGGAATTACTTTTAGTGAATTTTCACCTCCCACCGTTGCTACTACCGTAACATTTGTTGGTCTTACGAACGGAACATCTTACACTATTTATCTTAAGGCAAAAAACAGAAACGGAATTAGTGCTGCCTCCGAACCCGTTACTGCAACACCATTCACTGTTCCAAATGAACCCACTAATCTAAGCGCCGTGCCAAACAACGGGTCTATTGAAATCAGTTTTGTCGAACCATTTAATGGTGGTTCCCCCATCACAGATTATGAATATTCATTGAATTCTGGTTCTTCATGGACCTCAGCCGGGGATAATAGTTCTCCCATTATTATTTCTGGACTAACAAATGGAACTGTGTATACTATTCGATTGCAGGCGCGAAATATAGCGGGTCCAAGTATTTCTTCTTCCCAAATAAGCGTTGCTCCTATTCCATCAAATAGTTTTAATCCATCGACAATTGGTGGACTTAATTTGTGGTTAGATGGACAATATGATTCGTCTGTTACTATCTCAGACAATTTGGTTTCAACTTGGAACGACCGGTCTGGTCAAAATAATCATTTCAGTGCATCGGATGGAACTATTACCTATGCAGAACCTGGAATTAATAATCGTCCCGCCATTAATTTTGGCACTGCTTATTTATCTAGAACATTCAATATTGCCCCAACAAATGAACTTTCATTATTTATGATTGTAAATCATGTTTCTAACGTAGGTGGCAATAGTGAATTATTTTACTCGAATACTGGTCCAACCAGTCCCGGATATGCTTATTTTGACGTATTCAGTAATACTGATAACCCATCTGGACTACTCAGTTTTAATATTGGAAACCAAACACAAGTTTCAACATCTACCGATATCAAAGGTTCAATTGCACTTGTTGAAGTTATTGCATCTACTACAACAGATGTATATGTAAATGGAACACAAACAAATAATGATATTGTTAGAGGACCATTGTCATTGAACAATGAAATTAAATGGGCCATTTCGGGTGGAGCATTTAGAGGATATATTGGAGAAATTATAACCTATCCTTCTGGACTATCAAACCCTAACAGACAACGAATTGAAGGATATTTGGCATGGAAATGGGGTATTCAAAATACTCTTCCTAACAATCAACCTTATAAAACGGCCCCACCCATCTCTCTGGATGCTCCTATTATTACGGGAATCACAAATGCCCCCCAATCATTAAGTGTTGAATTCACCCAGACCACCCCGGAGGGAGTGACGATTACAAACTACTTATACTCTACCGACAATGGTGCCACTTTCCGCGCACTGGCTACACCAGATGCAACTTCCCCACTAACAATTACCACATTGTCAAGTAATGGAACTACACTCCTAACAAATGGAGTGACGTATAGTGTCATCATTCAAGCAAAAACAATTAATGGATTAAGTCCATTGTCGAATATGGTTCAAGGAACACCCTCTATTCCGGGTCCACCTACCCCAACTGAATTATCAAGCGTCGGAGGAAATCAAGCGGCATACATTTTGTTCACACAGAGTGAAAGTGAAACTGTCACAAACTATGAATACTCCACTGATGATGGAGTTACTTTTTCATTATTCAGCCCTCCGCAAACATACAGCCCCGTAATGATAACTGGGTTAGTAAATGGAACCACTTATACTGTCAAGTTAAAAGCAGTAAATTCTGGAGGAGGTTCAAGCACTGAATCAACCTCAGTATCAGTAACACCCACGGTCAATTCTCTGAATACAACAAATATATTAGTGGAATTAGATGCAAATAATTCATCTTCTTATTCGGGGTCTGGAACAGCATGGACCAATCTTCGTTCGAGTGGTTCGTATAGTGCGACACTATTAAACAACCCATCATTTGACAACACAAATAAGTATTTTTCATTTGATGGTATAAACCAAATTGCTGACATTGCATCTGCAACCGCTATTAACCCAACAGTTGGAAGTTCATTTACAATCCAAATATGGGCACGTACGAATGCTCTATTGGGTGGGGGCAAAGGTTTAATCAGTAAGCAATTTGGAAATGCTTACGACTATGACGGATATTCGTTGCTTCTTTTGAATACTGGTGCAGTTCAATTAAAGATGAATGGCGGAGGAGTTAATGGAACTTACAATTCATCTAATGGAGTATATAACGATGGATGGGCTTTGTATTCCATCGTCGTTCAATTTGGAGGTGGTTCTAGTAATCCAAGTTATACATATGTTAGCACAAGACGTGTTGTGACTGCTGCGAATACAGATGGGTCTATTCCAAACAATGATGCACCTATTCAATTTCCAAAAGGAATTCAAGAAGGTATTAACACTTTCTGCCCAGCAGATGTGGGTGCGTTTTATCTATATAATACAGCAGTATCTCAAGAAGATATCATTCGAAATTATGATGCCACTAAATCGAGATATGTGTAATAAATTATTTTACATTAGCGACAATTCTAATATAAAAACGGATACATACTAACATAAATGTATGTGTTAGTATTTAAATACTTCATATTGTTCTAAATAATGGAGGAAGACAAAATTGCCATTATCCAAGGACAGACCAATTATTCCAAAGAAGAAGCCACCACTTTGTTAGAAGAACATAAAGGAGACCATATTGCCGTGATTAAACAATATATGGGAATTCCTCTTGCAAAAAAGGAAGAACCAATAAAGTCCATTAATCAAGCTATTTATAAACAATTGCGAACGCAACTAGACATCCAGCATTTTAACAACAGTCATCCACCAACTTTAAGCGAGTGATTGACCCAACCCAAGCGCTTGTGACGCAGCTAGACCTTGCGCCATATTTCGGTTTTGGGCCATGCTTTTAGCCAACGTGTTTGTAACGGCTAAATTTTGGTTCATTCCGGGCTCGCCGGTAATTCTTGGACGACTCACTCCAATGTCTACAATCGTTTTTTTGTTAGTGGTAAGGCTCTTTTTTTTGTTAGTTCGTTTCTTTTTCAATGTTTTTCCTCCGCGGGTTTTTCTTCGAATTGTTTTCTTTTTGTAAAAGGCCATTTATATTATACCCAAATATTTTATTTTTTCTGCATTTTATATATAATGACAACAAAGACATATGCAAATGATATATATAATTACTTACGTGAATTTAATTGTCCCCTATATGTTAGAGTAGTTGACAAAAATAATGTCGTTGTTGTTGAAGGAGATGCTATTATAAAGAGCCAATATTTGCGTGTAAATAATGTATCATATATGGTAGAAAATGAGAATGTTATTGAGGATGAAACACGGTCTGAATATACTTTTTATGCAGATTATCCACAATTAAATTTAACTGGTATGATTCAAGCTTGCTCAATAATGGGAGGTGCAAAGAAGAAAAAAAGAAGGACAAAGAAATCCATTAAAAAAAGAAAACCAAGAACAAGAAAATGTCGTTAAATATTGTATTAAATAAAATATTTTACATAAGTTTATATCAACTTGGTTTAAAGGGGTTAAAGAGGACTGGTCTCCTTATTAATCATGTCCCCAGAACGTATCTCTATTTTTCCAAAACATTTTATCGTTCTTTTGAACATTGTAAATTGTTTTAAACAATTCCAATCGAGCCAATGTGCAATTGACTCGGTATTTATCCAATGGATGTGGATTATTCTTTAATTGCGCGGCAATCGCTTTCTTTGAAATGGCTTGTCTTGCTTGAATGGCATAGTAACAAAAGAATGCCTCAAATGACAAGTTTCGAATATATGCAATGTCATCATTCTTGTCTTGAAAATCTCGCAAATATTCCTCACAAATAGCAAGACCCGAAATATCGGCCAAATCCTCTGACAAACTCATATGCACATCAAAATGCACATCATCATACCCAGCAAATACTTCATATTGTTCCACAATATCTTTCAACTTCTCTTCATAATGTTTCTTGTCCGCGGGCAACCACCAATTCAACAATTTGCCAGTATAATCATATTTACTACCGATATTATCCAATGAATGCGACAATTCATGGCCGATTGTAAATCCAATATGGGCTAAATTATATTCTATTCCGCGTTCGTCTAAATCAATAAACGGTTTCTGTAAATACGCTTGCGGTATATAAATGGAGTTTTCAATGGGTGTATAATATGCATTCACAATGTAACATTGTTTACCTACTAATTTGAATGGCATTTCACGCCAGTCGATATAGGGAATGTCAATAACTGGTTTATCGCTTAAACTAACAAATTTGCTAGTACGCCAATTCATAATAGCTTCCATATTCCCCCAAACATCTGTTTCTGAATAATGAATAGTCGGGTCATCGTATGTCAATTCGGGAGAACCTACAATTAAATTTAAATGGTCCAACTTTTTAATGGCATATTTTTTAGTGGATGGAGATAACCATGTATTGCGTTTTAATATCCTAACAAAAACTGTTTTCAAATCTTCTGCCATATTGCGGACGTATTCTACATTTTCCTTTTTGCCGTGTTTTTCAATGTATGTATTTGTTAGGAAAGAATTAAAACAAATTGACAACGCAAAGACGGGTGACAATTCACGCGGAAAAATAACTTGCTGACCTTGCACGAATTTACCCATGAAACCGTATAAGATTTTTTCGTAAGAGTTTCCAAATCGAGACATTTGACGCAAAAAGATATAATACCAATATGCTTTCCATTTTGGAGTTGTCCAGTTTTGTGTTAGTGCATCCATCACACACTTTAAATATTTCAAACTGGTTGCAACAAATTTGGAAGGAGCTGTTTTATGGCCCATCGCTTTTGAAAAGGCCCTCCAATCGAATCCATATTTAAGAGATTCTTCGGGTGTTAGCAAATTGTAGAATTCTGCCGATTCTTTATTAACATCATTGCATCCAAACATCATAAAAAGCTCATATTCAACATTCCATACATCGCTTCCAATTAGTCCGTGATTCTTTCCTAGACATGTGTCAAAAAGAATGTTAATGTTTTCAATACGTTTCTTCTTATAGAATTTAGTATAAGCAGTTGTTTCTGCACTTGTGCTACCCGAATTAACTAACAACTCATATTCAAACATGGCCATAATAGGGGATGTAATTTGATTAATATATGTGCGTGGGTTTTTGGGGTCGGGAACTATTTTCCAAAAGATGGGCGATCCCCATGATACAATTTCATTATGGTTGATATATGCTAAAAAGTCAATTAAATTGCCAGATTCCAGATAAGTATTTATTTTATGAGTAATCCGTTGAATGTTTTGGTCAATCGACGATTGGTTTAATGCTAAAACAGATTTCACTAGTCGGTGCACATCTTGCATTTTACTTTCTTTTGCAATATCAATAATTTGATAATATACTCGTTCTTGAGCCATTCTAAAATTATCCATCTGCACATAATACTTCTTATTTACTTTGGCATTTTCGTGTTGTTGCAAAATCCACAAATAATTAATAAACGTGAAATAATCGTTCTCAGCAGTGATACCTTTGGGTGTTTTATGTAAAGTAGCTAATTGCATTAACTCTTTATTGATTCCCAGATTCTTCTTTTTCTTAAAAGCGTCACTTTTTTCGTATTCCTTCTCAAACTGATTATACACATTCGCCGACTTACCCTCACAATCTTTTTTCCTTGTTTGAGTCGACTTCTTCTTTCGTCCTTTAGTTATACCCATAGTAACATATGTGTATAAATTAATTTGTTAATTTGGGGTCATAATGCCAAAATGTTCGTTCACAATACTCGTTTTGCCACCTTTTTTGATTTGTTGTTTTCTTTTCATCTGGTAATTCGATGGGATAATTTTTGTGTTTAATATAAAATCATCATTATCTTCATGCAACTCGGGTAAAATGCGTGTAAGTGGCTTGTCCACAATCAAAAATAAACGTTCGTTCCTTAAAAGAGACCGATATTCTTGAATTGTTAAATTGCCACAAAACTTCTCTAACATATAATGTGGATTTGGCGCGGGTTTAATGTTCTTTTCATAATTAAATATTTTGCCATACAAATTATTCATAAATTGGTATCTTTCAAATCGAACAGAGCTATCGATCGTTTCATTCATTAAATAAGCAACTCCGCATTCTGGACTACAGAAACATCCATATACATGGTAGGTATTGTTAGTATACTGCTTGGGAATATAGATTGATGGATTATCAAATTCACACGTGCACCAAAAACAAGCCGAACGCTTATCTAACAAATTGTTAGTATGTAATATATGTTCTAACCGTTTTAGCTTAGTCCATACATCTTTCATATTGTTGTTAGTATCTTTATCTTCCACCACTTCTGCGTGAGTTGAGGAAGAACACGATTCTTCTTTTTTATGAATAATATCATAAGACAACTCATTCTTTGAGGCAAAATTGTAGGATTCAATTTCCAGCTTATCATTGGCGGGTGCATTGTTCAATAAATCCTTTGAAGAACATTTCAAGTGTAAAATAATATTGGGTTTATCTTCGGGTAATGGTACATTTCCCACTAAATTAGACACGACAATCTTACCTCCCTTTGGCTTTCTACCTCGTTTCTTACTAGGTACTGCCGCATCTGGCTCTAATTCTATAATAATAGGTGCAGATGTCTGGATTTCTTGTTTTGACTTTCTTCCTCGCTTCTTGGCAACAATCTCCAAGGTCTCTTCTTCTTCTACACAATGCATTCTTATTAATGTTTACTAACACCAATTTAAATGGTTTTATGATATTGTTTAAATGATTCTCCTTTTTTAATATATAAACAGAACCAATGAATGAATAAAATATGTCGGTTGAAAAAAATAAATGCACTCCATGGGTAGAAAAGTATCGACCAACTGATTTTAATTCGATTGTGTTAGAGCCCACCAATCGAGTCATCTTAGAAAATGTGATTGAAAAGTCGCATTTTCCAAATTTGTTGTTTTACGGTCCACCTGGAACGGGCAAAACGACAACCATCATTAATTTGATTGAAATGTATCAAAAAAAGCACAACCAATTGCAGAAAGGATTTATGATTCATCTAAACGCCTCAGATGAACGAGGTATTGACATTATCCGCACACAAATTAATCAATATGTCACTTCCAAAAATTTGTTTGTTGAAGGAATGAAATTTGTCGTGCTAGATGAAGTCGATTATATGACAAAAAATGCCCAACAAGCATTACGATATTTGCTTCAATCATATTCTAACAATGTTCGATTTTGTTTAATATGCAATTACATTAGTCGAATCGATGAAGGATTGCAAAATGAATTTGTGAAATTACGATTCAATCAACTGCCCGAACCCGAAATCATTTCTTTCCTAAAAAACATATCCGAAAAGGAAAACTTGCATTTATTTGACCGAACTTTGTTAGGAATTCAAAAATTATATAAATCCGATATACGTAGCATGATTAACTTTATGCAGTCAAATCAGAATGTATGCAATGATTCTATATATATCATTGATGACTCTATTTGGCTTAAATTATACAATATGTTAAAAGAGGATAATATTGTTTCCGTTATTTCATACATTAGTGACATTCGTCTAAAATGCAATGTAGACCAAAAAAATATTATTAAAGATTTTGTTTATTATATTATTGAAAATCATATTGTTACATCTGAATTATTGTCATTTGTAGAAGGAATTATGCATTTTCATGATTGCAACGAGAAGTATTATTTGAATTATTCACTCTTGCGACTTGCTTCATTCATAAATAAATCATAAAAAGACATTCTTTGTTTTAATTTTGAAATAAAAACATTTGGAGGAGACGTACTAAATGGGTCAAATATCTGGTTTGTTAGACTATATTGTGCATGCGTGTCCTTTTTTGTAGGGGATGGAATTAATATTGGTTGACTTTGCGTCGTTCTAGTTGCATTGATGGAATTCATATTCTCGATGTTGTATACAAATATTTTAATTTTATAAAATGTTCAATCAATTAATGTTCCCTCTTGCAATAACAACACCTTCGGGTCTCTTTGCACAAGTACCCCCTTGTCCGCTATGATATCCCGCAATTTGCACTCGGGTTTCAATATTAATATATTTATTAATGTCTGCATCTTCCCATTGGTTATTTCTGAATTGTTCTGCTTTATTATATTTATCATCTAAAGATGGGGACATTTTCAAAAAGTAAGCATATGCCTCTTCATAATTTGAAAAAAGTTTTGTTTCTGGTGTCCACAAATCACTTGGAGAACTATTGCATCCATAGTAAGTAACAATGTATACAACTTGAGACATATAATGGTCTATATTGCTTAATATTTAAATGGGTCCTTGATTCAATAATATTTATTATTCAATAAAAAATTGAATTGAAATGCCTTATAATGAAATACATTATAACTAAACTATTTAAAGACACTACATACAAACTACTTAAAGAAATGCAAACCAACGTTGACGATGAATGGACCAAATTTATGCAATCGTCATCATCTACTATGTCGGATGATGAAGATGAACCCTTAGCTGTAAGAGATGAAATGTTGTGCAGTGAAGCGCCCGACCCAACCCCCGTGTATGTTTCGACCAAATCTAAAATCGCCTTTTTAAATACACCCATTGATTATTTAAATGTGTTTTGGCAAATTCCCGTTATTCCTTATGCGATGCCTACAGATGGTGTTATTAAAAAACAAATTAAAATAAATACTACTTCTATTGAAGAATTTGAACAAATACAAGCCCGTTTAAAGAATGAGATATATTACGAAGAACATGTTATCACCAGCATTAATAATCCAAATGGACGAATCAAATTCAAAGATAGTCGAAAAATCACGATTGGAATGTCTAAAAAAGACATTATGAGTTATCGCAGCAAAAAGAAAAGCGCCTTTTACAACTGCTTTGTTCTCATCTTGCGGATTTGTGTAGAAGACACATTCAAAGAGTTTCACGTGAAGGTATTTAATACGGGAGAACTCGATATACCCGGCATTCAATCAGAAGAAGTATTTACCCTTGTTCTACAAAAAATTATTGACACATTACAACCCTATGTTGAAGAGCGACTTTACTATAAACAGATAAGCGAGAACATTCTCATTAATTCAAACTTCAATTGCGGATTCTTCATTGACCGTGATGCGCTCTTTGATTTATTACGCAATAAATACAATATTCAAAGCATACTGGACCCATGCTCTTACCCAGGTATTCAAAGCAAATTCTATTATAACCACAATGCAAGTGGGGATGACCAATCCGGTGTAAATGACAAACCCGATGGAAAGTATACTGTCATCTCGTTCATGATTTTTAGAACGGGAAGCGTACTAATTGTTGGAAAATGCGATGAAATTGTCTTGAACCATATTTACACTTTCTTGGCCAAATTATTAAAATCAGAATATCACTTCATTGGTCAAAACAAATCAGTATCGGACACGGGACTAATCAAAGACAAAAAGAAAAAGATACGACGAAAAATGATTACTAATGAATCCGATTCTGTTTAAGTTAATCTGACAAATTCTTTAATAATTCTCTTTTTTTTGTAATGGGAATTTTAAGTAAATAGAGACCTAACACAATCATGACTACACCCCCATACTGAGAATAATGGTCAAATCGTTCTCCTAAAAATATAAAGGCGGCAATCGACTCTAACAATGCACTTGTGCCATCCCATGCTGCGTTCACAAGTAACACACTTGATTCTTTGAAACATATAATTAACATAATGACAACTCCAATATAGCCAACAATGCCGGCAGACAAATGAATGTATTTTCCAGTTTGAGCATACTTTTTCAATCCAAAATCACCAATTATTTCAACTAAGGACAAAATAGATATTTGTGCCAAACTCATAGTATGAATCAATATTAAATTATTTGGAGGAAGTTCAATACATCATTCTTATTTTCACTATCACTAACATAATAAAATATTTTACCTAATTGGTCCATTGTTAGATTCAATTTAATAATGGCGGTATGAAAGGTCAGCAACAATTCGAGTGGAACTTCTTTGTATATCTGAGCATACGCATTAATTTTTTTAAACTGTGCATCGTCATGTGCATTGTTTTCGGTCTCTTTACGATGCTCTTGGTTTATTTCATAAATGGTCTTTTTATACACAAAAATAGATGCATCTCTTGAGCTTAAATGAAGAAATGTATGTTGCACATCCAATATCTGCTCGATAAACTCAACATAATAATAAAAAGATTTTTGACTATGATAGTATGTTAGTTCAATGTTTTTTGTGTAAAACAATATCATGATAAAAACGTGAGTAATTGTATCTAAACCACGTGCTAGAATGTATGGGTAATGTTTTTTATATAAAATGTTATTTTTGTCACGGATAAATGTAGTATATTCCACCACCAAACTAACATATTTTTCCATGATTTCGGGGACGCTTTGATTCAACTCTTTGTTGAACGAAGACTCCTTTAGGGAATTCATACTATCTTCTGCCATATTAGTTCTATATATAATAAGTATTTAAACTTATTATTATAAGTATCTAAACTATTTAAAGACTAATAATTTTAAATTGTATAAATGGCTGATAAAAAAACAACTAGCGGAACTGTTTCGTTGGCGGATGGAACAAACTATCGATTACCTTCCGATACGACTCTTCAGCATGTGTGCAAGTTGGCGATTGTGGAGGACCGACCCATCATGATGGATTATTGGACTGCTTCATTGGATAAGAAGGCTCTTGTTGGAGTGAAAGAGACGGGGGAGAAGTTGTTGGTGAAGAGTGAGGACGAGTACACGAGTCCGATTGCTAAGTTCTACAAGAGTGGAACGGAATACATTATTATTACAGAGAATTCGATTTACTTGGTTTCTTCTGACATTCCTACCAGAAAAATCTCTTAACATAATGTAGTAAAAATGTCTGCATTTAACACTCTTAATATAATAACAACTTTAACATTGTTATTATCTTAACATAATGTAATGAGTTTAAAAAATATTTTGAAAGATACAATCAATCCAGAATCTAAAACCGCAATACGGAATGAAGTTGTAGAAATAGTTTTGAGTAGAATCGGATCAACCGACATTATTCAAGGAATGCACGATGAAGCACAAAAACCAAAACCAACAACCAATAGAAGACAAAATGATGATACCGCATATCACCCACGTGAAAATAGGGGTAGGACTCTTTTACTGCCATCTAATCGGGCAACTACTCGGTCAAAATCAAGAGATCCGTCAAAAAAAATAAAAGAAAAACTACGATCAATCATTACTGACATTGTGGATAACAGATTTCCAGATGCATCTGGCACTACTTCTGCAAGAAGTTTAATGTATAATTTAAATGAAAGCGATATAATAAATGGAGAACTTTGTTATTTATGTAAATGTCCAATTTTAAGTAAATATCACGCGGACCATAAGATTCCAAGCACTATGAGTTTTTTGTGTGGATTTGATCAAATACAACTCAATCGTCATTCTTCAAGATATAGACATATTACAACATTTAATTCTTATGACAGAGATGATCAAAATTTAAATTTGCATGAAACTACAATGGCTCCAACGCATCCAATATGTAACATAATTAAATCAAATGATAATTTTATTGGATTTAAAATTGGAGATTCCAAACAAATTATTGCATCTGTAAATGTTGATACAATTAATAAGTTTGTAGATAATTTAATAGAAGTTGCAAACTCTCTTACAATAACAGAAGGCCCAAATCTTCGCAATAGAATAATTACATCTTATACTATAACTAACAAAATCAATGAGGAAGGTATTAAATATTTAAGATCCATATTGTCGGAAGATGATGCAATTGTATTGGAGTGCATTCAAAGAAAAAATGGAAACGAATTAAAAACACAATTGACGACACATTTTCAAATAATTGCTGGCAAATTTAATGATATAGATTACAAAACAGATATGATGCATTTTAAATTGGACGAAATAAGAGATAGAGTAGTTGAAATGTACAATGAAAGAAGAGAAAGGTCTAGATCTAGTTCAAGATCTAGTTCAAGATCTAGTTCAAGATCTAGTTCAAGACCTAGTTCAAGATCTATCTCAAGATCTAGATCAAGAGATAGAAATGCAAGAGGGTTTAAAAAGACAAAAAAACGTCGTTTAAATAAAACCCACAATAAAAGGACATAAAAAGACCCACTTAAAATAACTAATATGAAAGTTCAACTTATTAGTTATTCTAACTCACCCGACCACAGTTCTCTGCAAGATTTGGTCGCTTATTGCGCTCGTGTATCTAACCCAGCCAATCAATCTAACACTGAAACAAATGAAAAATTAATAAAATACCTAATTAAAAACAACCATTGGTCTCCTCTTGAAATGGTGAGCATTTGTTTAGAAATTGAAACGACTCGCGACATTGCACGCCAGATTTTACGCCATCGTTCTTTTTCTTTTCAAGAGTTTTCCCAAAGATATGCGGTCGCAGACCTTGGTTTTGAATGCAAAGAGGCACGTTTGCAAGACAAAAAGAATCGGCAAAATAGTGTAGAGACAGATAATGCCGAATTGTCAACACAGTGGGAAGAACAACAAAAAGGCGTTTCAGAGGCCGCCGAAAAGGCATACAAATGGGCCCTCGAAAAAGGAATCGCCAAAGAGCAAGCTCGTTCTGTTTTGCCAGAAGGAATGACGGTTTCGCGTATGTATATGAATGGCACACTCCGTTCATGGGTTCATTATATTCAATTGCGGTCTGGAAATGGCACCCAAAAGGAACACCAACAAATTGCCATTGCATGTGCAGAGGCGATTGCTCCTCTTTTTCCTATGATTCATGATTTGTTAGCATAAAGCAGATTATACTAAACCTATAAAATTGCGTCCAATCTTACTTGTAGCAAACATACCACATCCGGAAGCAATCTGCAAATAAAATATATTCGTTTTTTTAGTACAACATAGTAAATATACTGATAAAACAATAAAAAGTAAAGAAAAAAACCAGAATAATTGAGTAAATGTATCCATTATAAATATAAATGTAAAATAATTTTGAACTTTATAGAACTTCATTGTAGTAATCCGTCTTTTTTTCATCTTCCAAACCTCTTAAATTTACCTCTAATCTGTATATTTCTTTGTATAATACAAAGAAAAAGGTGCATGGATTTATGTATGCTATGGTAGATGTAACACCCCATATTCCTTTCTCTAAATATAAATGTTGTTTTACTCGTGAATCTTTTTTGTACGAGTAATCATATGAATTTATACCACGTTTAAATCCCAACAACGACCATGAAGATAAAATGATTATTTTTGCACGATGATTCATATTAAGTTAACGATTTTATTACATTTATACTTTTTTCTATAATAATAAAAAAGATATGTAATGTTGATTGCAA